AGGTGAAATGAATTCATTATCTAATAAGATTTATGAAGAGGTAAAACAACGTGGTATTGAACATATTTATTCATTATATGATAATGATAAAGGAGGTAAACAGGGTACTGCTCATCTTACTAGTCAATATAGTGATATAATACCTTTGTTTATACCTGACCAATATGGTACTAAAGATCTTAGTGATTTTATTAGAGTATATGGATTAAATGATGCTCAAATGTTGATAGATAGCCTGCTATAACACATTTAATATAGATTATTGTGGGATATAGAATAGAAGAGAAAGATATAATCTATCAGGTAAGTATCGAGGATTACATAGAATATGTAACTCTTAGTAACAAAAGAAGACCTGTTTATTATAAGAAAACAGATAAGATACCTAAAAAGTATCAAAATAATAAATATACTTTTAATAAATCAGGTGAACTTATAAATATTGAAACTAAAGAAAGAGTATTAAAAAATATTCGTAGTGTCGGTAAACCTAAATATAAAAAAATATCTGGTCAAGATATTTGGGTAGGTCTTAATCACAATCTTAGAAATAAGATTGCTAATGAAGTTAAGAAATTCTTTTATAAACATTTAAAAGATTTAAAAGTAATACCTAAACAATTATACCCATTAGGAGTAGACATTAAGTTTATTAAACCTAAAGGTAGTAATAATTGGGATTTAGATAATCTGGCTTTAATATATCGTAAGGTATTATTAGATTGTTTAAAAACTATAATAGGTGCTGATGATTCTATTGAGTTTATAAGAGAAATACCTACTAGATATTGTCCTAGTCCAGATGAAAGTCGAAAACTGATTATAACAATTTATACTATAAATGATGAATAACCATGCTGAAAAAGCGATTAAAAGTGTTGAAATTACTTTAGATTCATTAACAGTAGCTCAAGATTTAGCTGATATCTTAATAAAAAATAAGTATAATACATTAGATGAAATATTTGATTATGATGAAGCTAATGATTGTTACATATATAAAGAAGATATTCAAGTTGAATATGAGGCTATTGTTGATAATTTAAATGAATATTTAATTAATCAATATAGTAATATTAGTGTATATGATAAATACAAAAGACAAGAATAAAATCTTTTATTCTGAAAAACTACTTAATGCTGTCGAATCTAAATTTGGAATACATTCAGATGAATATGAAGCAGCAATTAATGGTGATTATGCTTTAGGTAGTATGATCGAAGAATACTGTTATCCTGATCAAATTCCTGCGGATCAATTTATAATTGCTTATGAACAAGGTGATGACGAATTATGGCGTTATTATCAAATGTTTATACAAAATCAAGATTATAGAAAAATATATAATATGTGGTTAGAAGCAATGCATACTGAAGATGTAGAAAATTATGCAGAGTTTGTAGAATATGCAGAATAACACAAAAATTAATGTTAATAGTCAACTAAGAAGTTCCTTAGTTGACTATATTAACAACATAAAAGTTATACAAAAAGATAACTATAAAGTGGCTATTATAGATGCTGATAGTATAATTTATGCAACAGCTGTTGATAAAAAACAGGCTGATGAACAAATAGAGCAATATGGTAATCAAATTGAAAGAACTTTAGATGATGTAATAAATGAATTTAATATTCATTTTACTAATATCTTAATGAACTCAGGTTGTATATACTATGTAGCACTATTAACAGGAGGCTCTCATAGATATAGTTTATATTCAGAGTATAAAGCTAACAGAAAGAAATTAGAAAAACCTAAATATCTTAAAGAATTAACTAATTATTGTATTAGTAATTGGAATTTTATTAAGATGGAAGGCTTTGAAGCTGATGATTTAGTTAATGTGGCTAATAACTATTTCAAAACTCAAAATATTTCTACTGTATTAGTACATACAGATAAGGATTTAAACCAAATTGAGGGTACTCATTATAATTACAAAAGTAATGATTTCTATGAAGTTGATAGTAGTGAAGCATCTTATAGCTTATGGACACAAGTTATAGTTGGTGATTCTACTGATAATATTAAAGGATTAAAAGGTAAGGGTATAGCATTTGCTTATAAACTTTTACTTAATTTAGATGATAATGCATCTATGAGAACAGTAGTTCTTGATGCTTATACTGATGTGTTAGGTGAACAGTTAGGTATTAATGAGTTTGCTTTAAACTATAATTTAGTTAAGTTATTAGATAATATCAAAGATGTTGAAATATTTATTCCTACTAAGATAGAAGAAATCATTAATTTTGAAGTTAGTTTAAATATATAATAATTAATAAATTAAGGATGATTGTTGTGGAGAATGAGGAAACTAATAATAAAAAATCTAATTTTGATTACAATAAGTTAACAAAAGCTAGAGTTTTTATTAGATGTATGTTAAGTTATCCTTTTGATTTTTATGGTGAAGATTTTCACAATTGCTACATAGGTAAAAAAGATCCTGTAATGTATCTTGTATTTAAGAAACCTATTAAAGATTTTTATAATTTTAATAAGATTAATGATACTTTAAATACAGATGAATATTATTGTGGAACTAAATCTACAAATAATTGGTACATTATTAAGATGAATATACCTCAGCAATATGTGAATGATTATTATAAATTTATAGAGGGTAAGTATTCTAAAATGTCTGAAGACTATAAAGAAAATCTACTAAACACTTTGTTAAAGTATGATATGACTAAAATAGTTTATAAGAAAATTAAAGAATGCTTATATCCTACTAAAGAAGCTAGAAAAAAACTTGAAGATGAACTTAATGAGAAATTAAGTCCTGATGCAGAAATTATGAGTATACCAAATTTAGACATTGAAATTTATAAAGATGAACACTTTAAAGACTAATGAGATGGCTACAAAGTTTGATAAAGGTAAACCTAGTTTTACTAGTATACCTCAAAAAGCTTTATTAGAAGTAGCAAAAGGTTTTACGGTTGGATTAAATAAATATGGACAATTTAATTATTCTAAACCAATGCCTGTAACTAGATATTTAGATGCATTACATAGACATTTAAATCAATATCTAACTAATATTGATAAAGATGATATAGATGAATCTAATGTACATCATTTAGCTTTAGTAGCTTGTAATGCAATGATGGCTTTAGATGGTATTTTAACTGGTACTGTAATTGATGATAGAAATATTAGTTACAAAATAAGTAGTAATAAACAAACAGAATTAATATTTGAATAGAATGAATAAAGAAGAAACATTAAAGTATGCAGAAGACATTAAGCCTAATTATGTGTATGTAAAACTAAAAAAGTTACATCCTCAAGCTCAAATGCCTGTGTATGCTAATTTAACTGATGCTGGTGCAGATTTAACAGCAGTTAGTGTAACTCATGTACCAGCTACACCTGAAGAAGCTGCGTATTATGAGTATGGTACTGGTATTGCTATAAAAGTTCCTGAAGGTTATGCTGGATTTATTTATCCTAGAAGTAGTGTATCTAAGAAAGATTTATTTTTAGCTAATGCTGTAGGTGTAGTAGATTCTGGTTATATAGGTGAAATAAAACTACGTTTTAAATATAAAACTAATCCTAAGATTTATAATATAGGAGATAAAATAGGTCAACTAATTGTAATGCCTGTACCTACTATTCATTTTAGTGAAGTATCTGAATTACCTATAACTGATAGAGGACATGGAGGATTTGGAAGTTCAGGAAACTAATGAAACTGACGGCTTTATACAAGTCACAGCTCATTTATTAGGTATAAAAACTGATCAAGTTGCTATTCTTTATAATAGTTGTAGTGAGGAAGAAAAATCTATTATTAAAGAATATTTAATAACTGATCCTGATAAAGTTAAACCTAATATTGAAGGAATTATTAATAAATATTTAAAGAATGAAAGTAACTAATAAGAGAGTTAATAAGATCAAAAGATTATACTTTGATATAGAAACTAGTTATAATATTGTAAAATCCTGGAGGATTGGTTACGATATTAAGCTAGATCCTAGTAGTATAATTAAAGAAAGAGCCATAATTTGTATCTGTTACAAGTGGGAAGGTGATAAAAATGTTAAATGTTTAACATGGAATAGAGGTGATGATAGTAGCATGATTCTTAAGTTCTCAGAGATCTTAAATTCAGCTGATGAAGTGGTAGGACATAATAGTGATAAATTTGACGTTAAATGGTTTAGAACTAGGTGTTTGTACCATGGAGTAGCATTAACTCCTTATATTCAATCTATTGATACCTTAAAAGAAGCTAAAAAACTATTCTTGTTTAATTCTAATAAGTTAGATTATATAAGTAAATTTATAGGTCTTAATGGTAAAATAGAAACAGGTGGATTAGAGTTATGGGATGATATTATTTTAAGAAATAACAGACAATCTTTGTATAAAATGGTACAATATTGTAAGAACGATGTTGTTTTATTAGAAAAAGTATTCTTAAAACTTAATCCTTATTTAAAGAACAAAATTACAAAAACTGTACGTATAGAAGGTGATGGACTACATTGTGTAGAATGTAACTCTACTAATATTAGAAAAGTTAAACTACGAATTAGTGCAGCTGGTAGATATACTCAACAGTATAGATGTAATGATTGTGGTAAGTATCATTCAATTTCAATTAAAAACCCTAATAAAAAGTAATATGGACAAATCAAAGCCAAACTATTTAAGCCAATATTTTAGTAAATTTTTAAATACTAGTTCATTAGAAGAACGTATTCAATCAGAACTTAATAAGTCTGAAATGACTAAAAAAGTATATGAAAAAGATGGATTTATTGTAACAGAAATTAGTGGTAAAACTCCTAGTGGTGGATTCTATTCAGAAACTACTTATAGTTATAAAGCTAGTGATAATAATGCTAAAATTATTGAACAAAAAAATGTTGAATTAAATGAAGCTATAAAACAACAAGATTTTGAGAGAGCAGCTATCCTAAGAGATACAATTGCTGCTCTTAGAGAAAATCAGTAAGTACTATTCTATATATTATTAGAATAAATTGGGAATGACGAGTGTGGGGGATATATTGTATCCCCCTACTCAATTAAGTGTAGAAATTAAATAATATATATGATAGAAAATAAAGAAAAAGAAACCTCAATTAAAGTTTTAAGTGACATTGTAGTATTCAATAAGTATGCTAAATATATACCTTCATTGAAAAGAAGAGAAACCTATAATGAAGTAGTAGATAGATATATAAGCA